TTCCATTTCCTATCACTCCCTTCTTCTTTTTTATTTTTCTACCTATAAATTTGCTGGCGGTCGCCACGTAACAGCGAAATTGCGGAAATGCTTGATTTATGAGGATTTTAGCCGTTTTTGCTATGCGAAAATTGACCATGCGATGTCCACCCACCCCCAGACCTTTTTTCCTATTTTTTGAAATTGTCTAAATCACCTAGAAACCTATTTCTAGACACAAAACCAACCTTTTTTCCTATTTTTTGAAATTGCCCAAAGCACCTAGAAACCTATTTCTAGACACAAAAACACTAGATAGAGAGATGATGGACTTCTTTTATACTCTCTGAGACAATTTTGCGGGGCTATTTTTCTGTCAGTTACCAACGACTAAAGTTGTGGGCTTCCCTGCTGTATTTATCGTGATTTATATCTTCCAGGTAGGACAAGAACTGAGTTAGTGGACTAATTAAATTGAAGAGATAGTGAATTTAACTGAATATTACACCTGTAGAGTTTAATTAAAAGAACAGAAAAGAACTCAGAGAGATATTAAATCAAAGAGCTGTGGAGTTCAATTGATTTTAATGCCTGTATAGTTTGAAAGTGGTGATAATGCACTCAATAATATGGGGTAAAGAGGGGGGTATTTTTCCCTCCAAAGGGTCAAACATCGATGGAGAAATTTTGGTGGTCTTATAGGGCTTCTCAGAGGCTATTTTATGGGGGTGTTATTTGGTTTATATCCCTCAGATTCACCTTTATTTGGCTCTTTGAAGGAGGATAGTGTTGAGTTCAGTTAATCTTAAGAAATATAGAATTTAATGAGTGATTTTATTGGTTTTTTGAGGGTTTTTTGCTTCTTTTAGGGGTTTATGAGGGGTTTTTTTGAAAATAAATTTCTTAACATGGTAGAAACTGGTTTCTAGGTATTTGTCACTTTCCAAGCCTCATCTGATATTTATTAGCGAGATGAGATGCACGGTATGTGGGAAAGAAGTTGAAGGTTGCACATTTATTGAGATTTACGGTCTAGCTTCCTGGTGCACAGCCCTGTGTGATGACTGTTTGGGTAAGCTCTACGGGATCATTAATCTATTCTTGAGGAGTCGGCATGAGTAAGGCTCTGGTACAGTTCGATCGGGACCCGGAGTACGAGAAGTGGTTGGAAGAAGAGTTACAAAAGTCCATCTACGGGGAGGAGTTTGTTTCTTCCAGTAAGAAGAGAAGAAAGAAGCCTAAGGCGTGGGACTTTGATCCTATTGCCATCATTTCCATTTTCGACTACAAGGAGAAGGATCCTACCTTATCGTTTGAGTTGTTGCGGCGGATGGCTGAGCGAAATATTGTGGTTTGTTCGATTATCAATACCCGAATCAACCAGGTGAGCCGTTTTTCGTATCCTGCCAGGGTGAGAGAGGATAAGATTGGGTTTAAGATACGACCAAGGGATCCACGAGAGAAGATTACCGATGCAGTGAAAAAGAGGATTATCGAGATAGAAGATTTCCTCCTGTATTGTGGGCTTCTGGAATACAACTATATCCGAGATCAGTTTGGGGATTTTCTGAAAAAGATTGTAAGGGACAGATTGATCTATGATGCTATGGCAGTGGAAGTGGTCAGGGACCGGAATGGGCGTTTGGCCATGTTCCATGCCGTGGATGCCTCTACCATCCGNTTGGCAGTACCGGATGATGTCTACCGAGAGGATGGACGTTTTCGAGAGTTAAGCCCTACGGATATAGGGTATGTNCAGGTGGTGCAGGGAAAGAGAGTGGCTGAGTTCACTTTTGATGAGTTAGGGTATGGGGTGTTCTATCCCCGTACTTCTATCGATGTCTACGGGTATGGATTTTCGGAACTGGAGATGGCCGTCAAGGAGATCACCTGGCAGTTGTATGCTTCCTCGTATAATGGGCGGTACTTCTCTCAGGGGGCTTTGCCTAAAGGGATTTTGAATTTTAAAGGTGGAAACTTGACTAAGGAAAAGCTGGACGATTTCCGGAGGCAGTGGCAGGCCCAGGTGGCCGGACTGACTGGGGCCTGGAAGATGCCTATCGTGTCCTCTCCGGACATCCAGTTTATAGAACTGCAGAAGTCCAACTCCGATATGGAGTTCAGCGCCTGGATGGACTACTTGGTGAATGTCATCTGTGGGGTCTACTGTATAGACCCTTCGGAGATTAACTTCCCCTCCCGTGGGGGGAGTGGAGATTCCCATGAGTCGGCGCTGTTTGACAACTCCTATGAGGTAAAGTTGCGTCAGTCCCGGGACAAGGGTCTCTATCCTCTCTTAGATTTCATTGCCAACTTTATCAACCGCCACATCGTCTCCAAGATCGACCCTGACTTTGTGTTCGTGTTTGAAGGTTTAGACCGGAGGATGGGGATTGACCGGCTGAAGGCCCAGGAGATTGAAGTCCGGACTTTCAAGACCATCAATGAGATCCGAAGGGAGGAGGATATGGAACCACTTCCCGATGGGGATATGCTTCTGGACTCCACTTTTGTGAACTACCGTCTACAGATGAAGCAGATGGAGTACCAGCTCAAACAGCAGGAGTTGAAGCTCCTGGCGGAGGCGGTGGAGTTGAGAAAGAAACTGGTGGAGTTGGCCCAGATGGAGGCACAGACCGGAGTGGATACGAACAAGGATATGGAGGAATTGGCTGAGCAACAGGATGAGATTTTACGGTTAGTGGAAACCATGTTAGGAAGTATGAAGGAGGAAGACGATGAGCAAGGAGAATCCCATCAACCAGACCTCGGTGAAGCCGGATCTGAAGACGGAGAAACCAGGGACGAAGGGGACCCTGAAGACGGGGAAACCCCAGTTCGAGACCAATAAACCGAATACCAGTGTGTAACGGAGGTTAGAAAGGTTTGGGCCTTACCGGCTACAAGACCGGCTATACCCGGACGGACCCTCGTACGGGTAAGCCGGTGATAGTTCCCGCGTACCTCTCCCCTCAAAAACAGAGCCTTCCTGCGAAGGAAGGTACCCTCACCCCATCCCACCTCTCCCACCTCCCGACCCCGGAGGGTCCCTCACCCTCCGGGGGTGTTTCCAAAAAGGTACGGGACTTCCTTCGGGAAGTGGCCGGAAAGTACGTTGAGAGTGTTGACCACAAGAGTGCTCTGCGGATACTGCGGATGATCCACAGTGGTCTGCTCACCTATCGCAAGGCCCATTTGGTGCGGATCTGCGGTCGGAAGAAGGTCAATCCCAAAGATCGGTTGAGTAATGTGGTGGTGGAGACTGAGAACTGGAAGAAGTCGGTGGAGCTGAGGGAGACCATGCACTGGATTCGGATGGTGGACCAGATCCAGGCGGTCTTCAAGCGGAAAAGGCAGAAGTTCTACGACCACATGGTGATGCGCACCGTTTCCGATCCTGATGTTATCCTCCGGGTACACCAGAACAGGATCCTCTACCTGCGCTACTGGGTGGATCGGGATGGAGTCTTGGGGAAGAAGGGTTTTCTCTACGTCTCCTACTGCTATGGCACCCTCAACAATACCAAGCCATATAAGCCATCAATCAGTGAAGGAGAGGGGGTGTTCTACAAGCTGATCNCCGANAACAAGTCTTTTCTGTATTTCCGTGGCGTCAAGAAGGCACCCATGCGTGGTGTGGTGACCCTGAAGGGTTGCGGGGTGGTGCCTCTAAACCGAGACAAAGGGTGATGTAGGAGTGGATTTACCGATCGACTTTTCACAGTATTTTGTTACCGAGATAGATATCCAGAAATCATACAACGACTCCGGAGAGGGGAAGAGATACATCTTCGGGGTGGCCTCCACCCAGACCCGTGATGAGGACGGGGAGGTCATCCTCCAGAAGTTCGTGGATTTGGAACCATTTGTAGAACGAGGGTTCTTCAACTACGAACACCAGAAGGAACCCGACTACATCATCGGCTTCCCCTACAAGGAAGAGTGCTACGTGAACGACCAAGGGGTGTATGTGGCCGGAGAACTCTTCCGCGGTCACCCCATGGCCGACAAGGTGTGGGATCTCATCACCTATATGAAGAAGAACGCCATCCCCAGGAGGCTGTACTTTTCCATTGAGGGTAAAGCCTACCGCTTCCTTTCCGACCCACCCGGACTCATCCGTTCTTTTCGGGTTTACGATGTGGCCATTACCAAGAGGCCGGCCAATCCCCAGGCGGTGATGGATTTTGCCCTCAAATCGGTGCAGGTGGATGGATCCCCAGCCCTTTACATCATAAATCCCCATGAAATGGTCTCCGGACATTCGGCTCTCCGCAGAGAGGTGGTGGATGACACCCTGCGGGTGATCACCTACCTACTCAAGAACCGGGACGGGATCCTGGAAGAACTCCGTTCCAAAAAGAACCTCTCCAAAGAAGAGGCCATTATCTACACGCTACTCAACAGTGAGAGTATTACCAAAGTACTAGATCTTTACGGAGGTGTCTCAAATTGAGCATCAAAGAAAAATTCCTCAGATCGATTGAGGAGCTGAACCGCATCCTCGGCCTGGGAGAAGCCCCGGTAGTGGAAGACTCCCAGAAGAGTGTGAGCACGGAGGAAGTACAAGAAGAGAAGAAGGAGGAAGCTGTGGATGTCTCTGAAGCCCAGAAAAGTGTCGATATTCCCGAAACCCAAGAAGAGCAGAATGGCGGGTCTGAAGCCGCCCCGGAAGCCGAACCAGTCAACCAGGAGGCCGGTGGGGACGAAGCTCCGAGTGAGGAAGACCGAGTGAAGAGCGTCCAGCTGGAGACCCTCATGGACATGGTGGTGAAGACGGCGGAGAAGACCGCCCAGATTGGAAAGCAGTTCGTGGATGCAGCCAAGTCCATGGAGGAGCGGGAAAAGGTCATCGTCAGTACCCTCACTAAGTCCATTTCCGTCCTCTGCGAGAGTGTTGATACCTTAGGCGAAACGGTCCTGGAGATGAAAAAGAGGATGGAAAAGTTCGAGAAGGAGCCGGTGCGCAAGTCGGTTTCGGTGGTGGACCGCTTCGGAGAGGAGAAGAAAAAGAGCGTGAACCTCTCCGACATCAGTAATCGCCTCTTTGACCTGGTGGTTGCTGGTTCAGTACCGGCTGAGGAGTTGGCTCGCTTTGATGCCACTAAGTCGGTTGATGTTTTGAGCGAACAAACTAAGAAGCTCTTAAACCTGTAGAAAACCCTGGAGGTGCACTTATCAATGTTATTATCTGGTGGAATCAACAAGTTAGAAGACGGGTTCGGCTTTGCCGACCAGCAGATCATCTCCGAGGTGAAGAAAGCCACGGAGATCGGGTATGAGATCAACCCCTTCAATTTGACTGCCGGTGTAGCCCCTCTGCGGGCCGAGGTGGTTGAGCAGACCTTAAAGACCATCACCTACACCGAAGACCACTTCCGCTTCTTCCGGGAAGTGCCCAAGAATAAGGCCCTCTCCAATGTGGTGCAGTACATCAAGCTCTACGGCTACGGGCAGTCCGATAACCTGTTCCTGCCGGCCGGCGAAAACCCCCTCTACGAGGACCATGCTGACTTCGCCCGTGGTATCTCTTATGTGAAATATCTGGGGAACCTGCGTATTGTCAACCATGTGGCCACCCTGGTGCAGACCCACATCATGGACGTCATCGCCGCCGAGAACATGGCCGGTGCCCGGCACATCGCCAGACAACTGGAAACCGCTCTCTTCTGGGGCAACTCCAAACTGGGTCCCAACGGGAGTGAGTGGTACGAGTTCGACGGCCTCTACAACCAGGTGGAGGCGGTGTTCGACCTGGCCGGTGAACCCCTCACCGAACCGGCGGTCAACGACATCGTCCAGGTGGTCCTGGACAACTACGGTTTCCCCAACCGCCTGTATCTGCCTCCGGTGGTCTACTCCGACCTCATGAAGCAAATCATGGGTGCCCAGAGAGTATTCCTTCCCACCAAAGAAGGTGGATACTCCATCGGTGCCCCCATTGATGTGATCCGCACTCAGGGCGGGCCCATTGGGGTAGTACCCATCTTCTTCCTGGGTAAAGGCGACTTCCGTGGCCCCTTGAAGACTCCTCCTCTGGCCGCCACCCATACCAATGCCGCCACCGCTCCGGCCAGCGTCTCTGTGGCTTTAAACACCACCGCCAATGGTGCGGAGTGGAACAAACTGCGGGTGGATAGTGCCTCCGTCAAATACCGGGTGACCGCTGTGAACCGCTACGGGGAGTCCGCTCCGGTAGAGTCTTCGGCTGTGGCCCTTACCTCCGCCGACCTGGGTAAGAGCATCAACCTGACCATCACCAATGCCGCCAGCCTTACCAATCCTCCATCCTACTTCAATATCTACCGTTCGGACAACGGAGGTACTTTCTACTGGGTGAAATCCATCCCCACCGCTTCGGTGGTATCTAATGGAACCACCAGCTGGAGCGACAAGAACGAGCAGATGCCTGGATACTATACTGCCTTCCTGGGTGAGTTCAACAACAACGTCCTGGAGTTCCTTCAGCTCATGCCCCTTACCCAGGTGCCCCTTGCCCAGATCCAGCCAGCCATCCGTTGGCTCCTGCTCATGTATGCCACCTTTGTGGTCTACGCTCCGAAGAAGATCGTCACCGTGCGGAATATCGGAAGAATCGATAACAGCACTATCGTCTAATTGTTGGTGGGCCCCATACCGGGGCCCACTTAAGGAGGAACACCATGCCTAAGATTAAAAACCCCAACCTTGCCGGTCAGTATGTTGTTACCGCCTATGGAGACATTAAGTTCGATCACAATGGCATCGGCGAAGTTTCCCATGAGGAACTCTACCAAGCCCTGCTCAAGATCTACGGTTTTGAGCCGGTGGTGGAAGAGGAACCAAAGGCGGAGGAAAAGCCTGTCGAAGTGCTGGTGGAAGAGGAAAAGAAGAAGGTGGTAGAGGTGGAGGAATTCACCGAAACCACTTCCAGAAGATTCAAGAAGAAGAAAGAGGAACCAGCTGAGGATAAGGAGTGATAAGCCATGGGACTCCGCAAAATGGTGGCCACCGACCTGGGTATGGCCCAGACCCAGGCCTATCTCAACCGAGGTTTCGTGGTGACGGCCTCAGGTAGCGGTAGCGCTTCCTACACCATGGCTACCGATCCCAACATGATGGTCACCATTACCGATGTCCTCATCTCCGGGAGTGGTACCTTCACCATTTCCGAGGGTGGTGAAACCGTTCTGAGCGTGGATGTGAATGGATCCTTAGTCTTCTCCCCTAAAGCCTTCCTCAACCTGGATCTCAAAAACCAAGTGGTATTTTCTCTGACCGGAGGAAGCGGTCAGGTGAAGATGAACATCATCGGTTTCTTTGTGAGGAAGTGATCCCATGGCCATCATCACTCCCCAGTTCCTCCGTGACAACTACCTCTGGGGACTGGAAATCTACAACGCCTCAGGAACACCCCTTCCGGATACCGTTTTAGAAAACCTGATCATGGCCGCCCAGGANAGGGTGGAGCGCACCCTGAACATCGTCATTGAGCCCAAAGAAATCGTGGAGATGCACGACTACTACGCCCAGGACTATGCCAGCTGGGCCTATATCGATCTCTACCAGCGTCCAGTCATCGAAGTGAGCAAAGTGGAATTGGTGTTCGGAGATCAGTCGGCCCTCATCATCGACCCTTCCTGGGTGCGGATGAGTAGTGGTCAGGGTCAGATGCAACTCTTTCCCATGTGGGGGAGGATGGGGCAGATGATCATCACCGGTCAGGGGTTATGGCTCCCCATCATCTTCCGCCAATGGCAGTATGCCCCCAAGCTTTGGCGGATTACCTATAGAGCGGGGTTTGTGGATATTCCTCAATCACTCAAGGAGATCATCGCCAAGGAGGCCTGTGTGTCCCTCTCGGAGCTGTTCATCGACCTGGTGGTGGGACCCAGCGTAGGATCCCAATCCATCAGTGTGGATGGAGTGGCTCAGAGTACCACTCTCCTCTCCGACCATCCCCGGATCAAGCAGTACCGGGAGGATATTCGCAACTTCTACGATCAAGTAGCCCACTCCTTCAGGGGGATTGATTTCGTTGTCGCCTAGTGCCATCAAGACCGGAGGCATCCGGATACCATTCCAGTACTCCAGACAGCAGAGCACCGCTCCGGACGAATTCATCGCCGAGCGGGGAATCACGGTGGTGTGGCAGAAGAGCCTCATCTGTCCCTGTATGAGGGAGTACGGGACTCCCGATCCCTACTGTAGCACCTGCTCGGGTAGGGGCTTTTTCCATAAGGAGGGCACCACCATCAAGGCCATCTTCACCGACATCCAGGGAGTACCCCAGTTCCTCAGACCGGGATTCTGGTTGTGGGGAACTGCCTACATGACCACGACCTCCGGAGTGAAAATGGCCTTCCGGGATCGGATCACCGTATCCAACTACCTCACGGCATATCTGGAAACCAGAAAGTCCAGTCCCCAGGGAAGGATTTCCTTCCCCTACCGCAGACCCTCCACCATAGAGTACCTGGGTTATCTCAACTCTTCTGGTAGTATTGCCTTCCTCCGTCCGGGTGAGGACTACACCTACTCCAATGGGGTGATCACTCTCAATAACCAGGATCTAGCGAACACCACCTTCACCGTACGATATCTGGCCCCCCTCAACTACATGGTGGTCAACCTCCTTCATGAAGTGCGGGGTTGGAGGGACTCCTCAGGAACAGAGATAAACTTCCCCAACCAGTACCTGGTGCAGAGGGAAGATCTGGTCCTAGAGGAGAAGAAAGAGGCGACTACTGATAATGGGTAAGGATTCCCAGAATGTAGCGAACACCAATACGGTTGTCCGTGATATTGTCAGGAAAGCTAAGAAGAACCTCACCCAGCCTTTGGAAAGCCTCCTGAGCGGTCTACCGAGTGAACTTTCCCAAGGGATCATTGATTACCTCAGTAGGGGTCTTGAAGAAGCCCTTGCCGAAGGATTACTGGGTCTATTCGAAGGAATTCAAGCTTCCTTGAACAATTTGATCTCCTTCCGTAAGGAAGTCGAACAACTATATCGTACCTTGGATGACAATACCAAAAATGCCCTGGAATTATTGAAGAAAAACAAAGGTAGGGAGCTCGATACGAATACGGAGAGAACGATCAGAAAACTCATCGATGATAGTATCGAGGCTACCCAGGACTTCATCAAAACCGCTCTTCTGGAGTATTCCAACCGTGCCGAAATCATTTTGGATTCTCTGAGCAGGGTTGACGTCTCTGGGGTGAGAAAGGTTTCCATGAAGGACATCCAGCTTGGTGGGTCGAGCTTCAGTATCAACACTCTGAACGATTTCGTGGTGATCATAGAGTCCCTAGCTGAGGCCCACCGTAGGGGCCTCAACGTCAAAGAAATTGAGTCCTTTGTCTCCAAAGGTGGGGGAATAAGAGCCACTGGGAAGAACAAATCTAAAGGTTCTGGCGGAACCCAGATCGACTACAATAAGGTCAGGGAAGAGATATCCAACAAGAGAAAAGAGATTGAAGACATTCTAAATAGCTCTAAAGAAAGAGTTATAGAGCTGTTGAAGAAAGAAATCAGTGGTACAGGAAGGGGTAGTAATAAAGTCGGAAAGTATCTCGAGGCCTATACCAAGCTGAAGTTTAATGACCTCGTTGACCTTCTGGGTGAATCCTACGAAGATCTGTCCACCATAATAGCCATACAGTCTGACTTCAGTAAAGTTCTGAAGCCGGTCCTTGATGAGGAGATTGCCACCATAGATAATATCAAGAAGACGTTGAGTGGTGAAATCCTCAACAGCCTTTCACAGTTATTTACCGACATTATCCCAACCGTGCGGGATGTAATCTCCAGACTCATCTACATTGAATCCACTAAGATTCTGGTGTGTCCTTGGCACCAGGACTACATCCTCAAAACTCCCCTTGAGTATTTTCTGGAAATCAGTTCCAGAAAGAAGCACGGTCTTTTGAGCTTTAAATGCCCCAAATGCCAGTCAGAGATGTTTGTCCTGGAGAAAGGTGAAGAGGGGAACCTCAACCAGCAGTACCTGAATTTAGTACTCAACTATCTTACCAGCGGGAAATTCATGAACGAAGCCTACAAAGCTGTTGCGCTCGACCAGGTCTATGCTAGTATAAAAAAAGCCAAGCAGGAGTACTACAAGCAGGTTTTCAAGGAGAAGTACGGTAAAGAGTTTAGCTCCATGCCCAGGAGTCTGAGTGAAAGCACCGAACTCCTTAAATCTCATGGTCAAGAGGAAACCCCCAAACCATACCCCGATACTCTCTCTACACACCGGCTGGTAGCTTTGCTTCCTTCCTTGCCCAGAGAGATCGACAACATCATCGGGTACACTGCCGACAATACCAGAAAGAAGATCAGTAAGGTTCTATCTAAAGAGCAAATGCGGAAATTCCTCCAACAGGAGGTGAGTCGCTTCCTGGGGAACGACTTCCGGGTGGACGTCTCTGGGAGCCTCATCGAAGAGAGAATGGAGGAGGTGGAAGTCGAGTCGAACATAGTGATGGATGTGGAACGCAGGATCCCCAAGAAGGGCCAGATGGTGGTGACCGGTTCAAGAGAAGAACCCAGTGAGGGGGGAACCATCGATAAGTCAGAGATTGCTGAAGGTAGGATGGTGGTGGAAGGAGCCGGTGAGACTTACCTCAGGAAGGAGAAGAGTAAGGTCTCCAAGCTGGTGCAGATTTTCAGTCCTACCATAATACGGGAGGAGAGTAGGTACATATCGGACAAAACTCAGGAAGTGGTTAGGCACTCCCTCATCGCTCTGTATCACCATGCCAGTAAGATCCTCAAGACTCCCAGACAGGTGGAAGCATACCTTCGGGGGATATACCTCCTTATCCAAGGAAACAGGATTGAAGCCCTGGTTACTCCTGGAGTAGCCATGCGTCTGGAGAAGGGTTTTAGTGGTGGCCATCTCTGGAAATACCTCAAAACCAGTAGTAGACTTCGTGGATACGTCACCATCCCCGTGCAACCACAGGGGGGAGAGAAGAATGTCAGACCGTTCTCTCCGCAGAGCAAGGAGTCTTACTTTGTGAAGGGTACCCCGACTTCCTTCGGTAAGAGTGCTCTCGAATACCTCTCCTCCTACACCTCCGGTTCTTCAGGTATGGGAGTGGGCGGAAATGTCGGAGCGCAGGCTGAGGGAGGTAAAATGGTTACCTTTCGGAATATCACCGCCGAAAACTCCACAGAGAAGTTCATCCTTCCGGGATTTCCTGGGGTATACGGTATTCCGCTTCTGAAAGAGGAGATCGATAGGAGAACCAGGGAGACCATTGAGGAACTGACCACCAAGTACCTGGGAAAGGCTAGAGTCTCCCTCGGTCAGGCTGGTCTGGCGGAAGTAGCCATAGCAAGAAACGACTTGGAGCAGAGGTTGCGAGAGATCTTTATCTCCTCTGTGAAGGTTGGAGAGAGTGATGAGCAGAAATTCCAGAATCTCATGAAGAATATAACAGTACCAATATACGCCCTTCGTCCTACGGCCACGGTACGAACCCTACCCGGAGAGATAAAGAGGGGTATTACCTGGGAAGAGGTTGAAAATACTCTGAAAGGTCTGGGGATACCTAACACCTCCATTGAGGAAATATCCAGGTCTTTTCAAGAGGGGGTAAAGAGGAGGGGAGTCTCCTACACAATAAAAGGGGTCAACTGGTTTGGGGAGTACCGGAAGAGTGGGAAACAACCCTTCGACCTGATAGGTAAGATCACCATACAATCGTTGAGTGGGGATCAGGGAAAGTACCGGATGTACATCAACAACCGGCTGGTCTTCAACAAGCAGTTCCTCCAGTCACAGATGCGTCCTCTCCTCGATGGGGTAGCCAAAAAACTCTCCGAAAGTGCCCGGAGAAAGAGCGTTCTGGAGATCAATGTCGAAGAGGTTCGGAGACTCCTCTGGTCACTGATGCGGAAGGTTTCCAAAGAATCCGGAACTGGTGGAGAGGTGGTGGTGACCTCTCCGCAGGTAGAATGGATTGTACCAGGAGTGTTAGGGAGGAAACTGGCCATCAGATACTCTCCGACAGAGGAGAGTGATCTCTACCAGTTGGTGGAGAAGATCATAGTGCACAACTCCACCGAACTCTTCAACCTCCTCTTTGGGTACTACAGTACCATAAAAACCCCAGCCCTACAGAGGAGGTTTCTGGCCCCCAGACTTGCCGACGTGTCATGGGAAGGCCTCCTCGATGCCCTCCAAAATATTACTTCCATATCCTACCGGAGCTACTTGGAGAATGTCACCAAACAAGTCTCCAGAGAGATTCTGCCAGAGCTTAAGGTTAGCCTCAAGGAATCGGTAAGGGTCGAATCCATTGACGATCTGAAGGAGGAGTTCAACAAAATTTTTCAGAGTGTCTTAGATGTTCTCATCGCAAAACTCAGTAAGGAAAGGATTATCCCCAACCAGAGGGAAAAGATACCCAACATTCTGGTCCGACACCTGGAATCCGCCTTGAACAACCTGTTCAACTCCCCGATATTCAATCAACTATCGAGTGAGGAGATCAACACCAAGAAGAGGAGAATCGTTGATCTCGTCATGAGTAATCTGAGCGGGGGAATACCTTCCTAGGAGTAGATCGTTGTGGGCATACCTACCGTAGAGCATTTCTTTCACCTCTACATAACCAACTACTTCGATTTCTTGAAAAGAAACCTCTACTTTGTAGACTATATTCTAGGTACTTCTGATGTCCGGCTTAAGGATCTAGCTAAGAAGATTGTGCAGAAGACCCCCATCAAGTGCTTCATTATGTACCCCCGTACCAATGTGAAGTCTCCCTTCATAGCCATCAGCATCGCCAGTGAAGTGGTAGCCGCCAACTACATAGGGGACAACATTGGAGGATTCATCCCCATCCAGGAAAGTGAGGTGAAAAGAGAAACCCTACGATTTACCAATGGAGAGACCCGGTTAGCGAATTTCCCAGTGAAGACTGTGAAAATCTTCCAGGACGGTCTGGAAGTCAGTCCCGAGGAGTACCTCATCGACTACCGCACCGGTACCATCATTCTGGGAGACCGGTACAACAGCACTTCCACCTACACGGCAGACTATACCTACTTCCAGAACTACAGCGATAGTTTGGTCTACCTCAACAGCTACAGTGTGGTTTTTGAGGTGTGTAGTAACAATATGGATGAAACAGTCATCCTGCATCGTCTTCTTCATCATCTCTTCCTCTCCGATCGGGCGTTTCTGGCTGGGATCGGAATGAAAAACCAGACCCTCTCCGCAGGAGAGGCTGGAGCGGACCGGTCATTCTCTGATCAGCCCGAACCACTATACGTCCGCACTCTGCACTTCAACTTCGACATGGAAGTAGGGGGAATAATCTCTCACCGTGTGATCAAAGACATACTCGTTGAACGTCAATAAAGGAGGTTTCATCAATGGCAAGAACTTTTGGTGGTGTTACGATTAATCTTCCGGGTGTGTATACCTCAAACGATGTCTCCGCCTTCACCGCCCCCTCTGTGGGAGGGACGGTCAATGTGGGTATCATCGGCCCGGCCAAAGGTGGACTGATCAATACGATCTATAAGTTCAACTCCTACCGGGAGGCTTCCGAAGTCCTGAAGGGAGGAGAGCTGTTAGATCTGATCCGTCTTCTCTACAATCCCGGTGGTAGTAATGGTGCCGGAACGGTGTTTGCCGTGCGGGTTGCCGGTAGTGGTGCCACCCAGGCCAGCAAAGAGTTTGGATCCCTGAAGGTCAAGGCCATCGACTACGGTACCGTGGGGAACTTTATCAAGGTGGGTGTGGCCGACGGGACCAGCGTGGGAAAGAAGGTCACCATCTATGATACCCTCTCCAATGAGGTGGAGACCTTTGACAACATGGGTCCGGTGTTCTCTATCAGGTATACCGGAGGGGGAGCATCCTGTACCCTCTCCATCAGCGTGGTCAACGGAAATGCCACCACCCTCTCCCTCAGTGCTCTGGACTCCTCCAATGGCCCCATCCCTGCAGACTCCTTGACCTTAGATCTCACCAGCACCAACTACAACACCGTGGGTAAGGTGCTCAACGCCATCTCTCTGACCGGAAAATACCAGGTAACCGTCTCCACCTACTTCTCCGATACCAGCCTTCCCTCCTCTTACCTTGACGCCGTGAGTAGTCAGGACGTAAAGACTAACGCCTATACCGTCACGGCGACTCTGGGAATCTGCATCAACACCATCAACAAGAATTCCAAATTCATCACCGCAGAAAAGTCCAATGCCTCTGCCACCAATCCTCCCACCAACGGAACTCTGGACTTTTTAAGCGGTGGTAATGACGGCGGAACCCCCACCACCCAGGATTACGGGAACGCCTTGAATCTCTTTACCAATCGGGACATCCAGATCGTCTGTGTGGCATCGGGAGACACATCGGTTCACAACCTGGTGGTTGCCCATGTCAACGACTGCAGTTCGGTTACCGGAAAGAGAGAGAGGATGGCCTTCTTAGGATTGGGTAACCCCAGCGCCAGCAAATCGGACTACATCGCCGCTGCCGTCCCCTACTCCAACAACTACCGAGTAGTGCTCTGTGCTCCCGGTATTGTGGAAAATGTGGGAGGAACCCTGGTGCAGAGACCTTCCTACTATACCGCCGCACTCCTTGCCGGACTCAAGGCCGGACTCCAGCTGAAGGAGAACATCACCTACAAGAATGTGGGTGTGTGGGGTCTTACCCAGGAGTTCTCCATGCGGGATCTTGCCGATCTCATGAACTCCGGAGTCACCGTCCTGGAGTACGACGAGAACGACACCTACCGGGTGGTCAAGGGGGTTACCACCTACCGAGCGGATGAGAACCTAGCCAAGAAGGAGATCTCGGCCATCTTGATCATCGATGCCATTTCCAAGGACATCCGTCGGATGCTGGAGCGGAAGTACCTTGGTGCGGCACTCACCTCTACCATAGCCAACTCCATTACCTATGATGTGGGAAGCGTACTTTCCGAGTATGTCAGCAATGGAGCCCTCATCGGCAATCCTCCCTACAGGAATATCGTGGTGGATGTCCGTAACGAGGNTATCTATATCTCCTTTGAGGCCTCTCCAGCCACGGTGGCCAATTACATCTTTGTGGCCCAGACCTTCGTACCTGCGTACTCCTGGTAAGCAAGTGGTCGGGGCTCCCCCAAAGCCCCGACCCATGAAATTCCTTCATTTTCCTTATTTTTCTTATCAAGGAGGTTTTATCCATGGCTAATACTACTAACCCACAAGGTGGAACCACACAAAGTTACTACGAAGATGAACAAAAACAAAAGTACTATGATTATTTCGGAGAAGGTGCATACAACAAAGACACCAGTACTCCAGAAGGTAAACTCCATCGTTCCATCAGCGCCCATGAGATCATCCTCTTTATTATTGCCCCTGATGGTACAGATTATCAAATTGGTCGAGCCCAGAGACTCTCGGCCCGAAGGGACTTCGGAACCGAGCCCGTATTTGAGATCGGCTCCATGAAGCCCCAGGAGTTCGTCCCCCTCCGTTACGAAGGAACCGTGGATCTGGAGCGGTACCTGGTGCGGTTGGACGATCTGAAGGGAATTATGGATAGGGTCGGTATCAAATTTAGTCTCTCTAATGAGGGGAAGATCCTCGCGCACTCCACACTAGGGTTCAACATTCGTGTCCAAGATAAGTATGATGAGAGAGTCATTCGAGAGTACAAGAATTGTGTGGTCCGGAGTTGTGATGAAGAAATCCGGGCCGGAGCCATCGTGGGCGAAACGATGTCTCTGTACTACTCGGAGTGTTCTGACCAAGAAGATAGTAAAGAAGATAGTAGCACAAAGCAAAAAAATCCGTAAGAATCCGAATAATGAAGTTGAGGTGGCTGGGTCAAACCCAGCCACCTTACAGAACCAGCGCGGGAAAGCCCACGGCTGAAGCCGTGGGATGAAAGCGCTGCTTATCTTTTAGCGAACATGTGTTACTGTTGTGATCCAAATCTGCTATAATGCAACTATGGAGCAGAAATAATTTGTCCACTGTGGTCAATCTTTCAACGCCGACCTGGTGGGCGCATACAACATTCTGCAAAGGTATCTCCGTGAGGCCGGACTGGCTCTGCCGGTATGGC